GTCTCATCTCTATCTAAACTTTTTCTTACAGAATAAACTTGAAAGTTTCCATAATCTGGACTTGCCCAACCACCAGATCCAGAATGCGTATGCGATCCAAATATAGATGAAGACAAAAAGCCGACTTCAAAAGATGTTGTTAGGTTCTTTGGAGGATTTGGTTTAAAGTGAGATTCACACTCAAATGTACTACCCACATTAGCTGGCAAGTTATCAAATTTTATATACCCTTGGGCGTCTGTATCAGATGATGATGCAGATAAATAAACCACAGAATCAAATCTATCAGGGTCAAAAAAGTCAACTGTGTTTTTTCTAACAACCGTATATGTCTCGTTCTCTCTTAAAAGGTATTCTGAATTGTTTCCGTAAAGATTAACATTGACTATTTCATCATCAATACCAAAGCACCTTATAAGATTTCTAAAGGACTTCTCTGTTCCTTTAGATTTGTAAATGTAAGAAAGATTATTGTATATGTTTGAATATATTAAGTTTTTTGTTTCGTTTATCTTTTTCTCAAAAAGCTCTCTTTCGTTTCTTGATGCAAGGTATTCAAGGTTTGTTGCATTTGATAAGATCTCGTCATTTCTCATTCCGAACGATCTTAAAACTTCAGACATATATGGAGAAACATTAGAGCCGCTTTGTAAATTTTTATAAGTTCTTTCTTTAATCTCTGACATATTTGAAATTTGCATTTGCAAATTATCAAAATAACTGCCAAGAATTTGTGTTAAATTACGAAGTGGCGATGTTGCATTACCCTGCTCCTCTGAAGTTATCCAACTTGGGAGAGACCAATACAATGCTGAATTATTTTGGGCATCATGTAATTTACCTGCATCTTCATATTTTGTTTTTAGTGCCACAACACTTGGATGTGTTGAGTAAATTATTGGATCTTTTGGCTCAAAGCTTGCTGCATTGGAAAGCACCATCGCTGAACCTGTCTCTCTTGAAGTGGCAGAGTAACCAGTCCAAGCACCATTGGATGATCTACCAGCGTAATCCAACACGACTGCATCTTGAGAATTAATCGAAGAAGAGTTTAAAATACCCTCGTTGAACTTATAGTAAATGCCCAGATCAACATTTTTTGAAAGATCATATTTTTTTGATGAAGATACAGCTAATTCATAATCAGTATTTGCTCCACCATTTACAGAAGTGAACCAATTTTGTTTAATTTGCTTTTCACTTCTCTCGGTTTTCCAAATACGAAAATCATCAAGTGAACCCGACAACTTACCATAGCCATCTTGACCTATTCCAGAGACCTCTGTTTCTCCAGTCAATGCCCCAATATATCCAAAAATGGATCCAGTTATTCTGTTGATTGCAGCACTGGCAACTGTCGTAGTTGAGTTTAATTCACCATTTAAATAAGTTTTAGTGAGTAAGTCAGCTCCTGAATTTTTAAAAGTTACTGCGTAGTGATTCCAGGTATTTCCTGTTATAGGCAAGTTAGAGCCAACTGACACGGCTTCTGAAACACTTCCTGAAGCTATCTCTATTTTAATAACGTTTGGCGAAGTCCTATCAATGTAGGTAGTTAAGCGACCAACTGGTGATGCTTCTGTTTTAGATATGTCAAAAATGACTTGTGCTGTAGATTCATCAGTCTCGCTCCAACCATCTTTTTTGAGCCAAAATTCAACACTAAAACCTTTTGTTCCATCAATATCGATATTGCTTTCTTGTCGTGAACCAGTTGCATAAACATTTGATCCACTAAAATATTGAGAAATTGATTTTGAAAAATCGTATCCATCTGCTTGATTTGGTCCTGCATAGAATTTAATGTATTCATCTTTTGAAGAACCAGAGAAGTTACCAGAAGCAGGGGCAACTACTGTTCCATATTCTTGACCAATATTAACATAACCATTTGTTTTCGGATAAAGATTATCAAAAAAATATTTATCCAGGTATGTTCCGCTTAATTCCCAATCAATCTTTTCTCTTTCGGAACCATCATAAGGATATTCGTTTGTTATATAGTTTATTGAATCAGTGTAATATTTTTCTGCTGAACCATAAAATGCAAAATTTGAAGCTGTCGTAAAATCAATTGATGGAATAAATTTTTTGGCTTGTTTTACTCTTGATTTAACAAAATCCGCAGATTCAATTGTATCGCCAATTCCAGAAATGCTGGTATTGGTTAGGATTTTGTTTGATTTAGAATTATTAAAAAGATCTTTAATATCAGCCATTTCTATTCCACTTATTCTACTCTAAAGTTAAAAGCTTCTTTTTGTTCTTCATAGGCTCCTTGCAGGTAATAAGCAAACTTAATGCTGTACAAATAACCTGGCTCCAATAAGCTCATATCTAAATCAAAATAACTTCCACTTGCATCATAAGATAGTTTTGTATGGTTTGTACTTCCTGTTCCATAATTTATAACATCCTTGTCATCAATAACTCTTACGACCTTATAAAATGCATCATCTACAAAATAATTTTGTATTTCCGTTGACGCTACTGTGTAAATAGTTGGACTCCAATCTTTTAATCTGGTAAATAGCCGAAATCTGGCTGTGTCGGATGTACTATAAGATTCTTTTAAGTTAGTGATAGTTGTGACATATTGTTCAATATCATTATAATCATAAGGATCATGTGTTGCAGTGGAGAAAGAACCTGTATTGTAATATGTTGATCCACTAAACCAACGATCATAAACCGTACTCGCAGTTGTGTTAAGGGCGAACGAAGCAGAATAAATACCAGTTGACACCCAGCCTCCAGTCACAGGATTATTTGGAGTCGCTGTTAATTGTTCTCCTCCAGAAGCGGAAGTGTGTAAAGTTACAAATATAGAGCCATTATCAACGTTAGCAATGTTTGTAAGTTGACCTCTGTGGTAATTGTATATGTAAAGAACATTTAAATTGTTTGCCGCAGTTAGAGCAGAGCTTGATACAACAAAGTTTCCTCTATTATCCTTTCTACTACTATCCCAGCGAGCTTCGATAATTGGTCTTGAAAAGAAATATTCACTATCACGAGCAGAAAACTTTTTAGTAAAATATGATTGATTTCCGCTTTCTTGACTTCCTGTCAGAAAAACACCAACGCCATAATTTCCATATCCTCCACCAGCTGTTCCTTTAATCCACTGCTCAACTAATCCGGTAATATCGACCTCTAAATCTTCCACACCAGTATTAAAATTTTGTGTATAATTGTAAGAGGAATAAGATGATGCAGTTAAAAAGTCGCCACCTTGGTTCGTCCATGGGGTATTGGCTCTTGCGTTTATCCAATTTGAACCTGTTCCATCATATGTAAGGTCAGAATAGTTTTCCATATCCAAACCATTACCTTCCTCCCAGGATTGTGAAACTGGAGAGACAACCAAAGTAAAATTTCTTGGGACTGTTTGATCGTGAGCAACATTAAACATTCTCAAGTAAAAATTTACACTACCGCTTGCAGGGATTTTTCCATTATTTCTATCTTGCAAAATCGTTGTAACGTTTGGGAGTATTGACGATGTAATTGGAAACTCAACCAAGAGCCTTGAGGCTTCTAATGAAGAACTATTCGCCTGTGCATATATAGAAAAAACTTCAAGGCTGTCTGCCAAGCCCATATTGCTTCCAGTTCCCCTGGTTACTAAATCTGCTTCAAAAGCATTTGTGATGGTGTTGTCTTTTTGTGCAAAGTATCTTTTTACTGACATTATCTAATAGTTCCTTTTACATCAACATCTGGAAATTTAATTTCAAATATGACATTATCTGGTGCCTTTATGTGCCTTCCATCATCTGATAAATTATCGCTAATATCAAATACTTGGGAAGAATAATTTAATCCAGTCAAGTTCTTTACGTTTACTCTTGATACATCTGCAATTCCATCTATCTTGTTCAACCTACTAAACACTTCTGTTATTGAAAAAGGTTGACCGATATCAAATTTTGTATTGTAAAGATTTGAAAGCTCTTCAATTGCTTCAGTCAAAACATCATACTTGTTTGCTTCTATCTCCGCTATAGCTGTAAATTCTACCGATAAATTGACAATTTTTGCATCCAAAATATCAATAGTGTCGTTTATCATTCTACTCGTATTTAACCAATTTTTTAAGTTTTCTTTTATAGTATTATTAGAAACTATTAGTCTACCAAAGTTATCTTCGGAAATAGTATAAAGATTCAAGTTTCTCTTAAAGGAGTCTGGATCTCTGTTTATCGATACTCTTTTAACGGCACCAAACTGACTTGGCATTGAGTAACACAGAATTCTATAATCTTCTTCGGTTACTGCTCTATTTTGAGAAGTAAAAGAGCTGTATATTCTGTTTTTAAGTTCATCAATGCTTGGAAAGGAAACATCACCAACAATCGGTTCAGAGTTGTTTACCTCTAATGAATTAATCACAGTTGATACTTGACCACCATTGAGCGATGAACGATTAACAAATTCAAATAAAGGAGAGCCAACACTGGTAATTGAATTTGCCGCAGAGTTAACATTTGATGCTTCATTCGTCCTGTAAGTGACAGTTAAGATTGTGTTGGATGGTGTAACCCCAAGTTTATCAGTTTTTAATAGGTTATATGGGTCAAAATTACTATCACTGTAATAGTCTCTACCGTGTCTTCTCAAAACTGCATTCGTTGGTTCAATTAGTGGCTCAACATCCACATCGGTAATTTCTGTTCCAAAACCAAATTGAAGAAATGTAGAATTACGATCTCTCTCTGTGACAAACCTACGTGGAACTGAAAATGGTCTTAAGTTTGCTTGTGTTACGTTCTTATCTGTTCCCCTGTTCGTAACAGCTCTATAGACCACATCTTGTGACAAGTAATCTACTTCATAATATGGATTGCCTTCAGAGTCAACAACTGAAACTATTTCGCTGATATTTGGAGAAGCAAGCTCTAATCTTAAAAACTTTTGGTAATCTCCAACTGTTATTTCTTCCACTTCAACAATCCCTGAAATAACTTGTCCCGCAGTTTTAATAGCGTATGAAGTTGGAATACCCGTTGTGTTGTTAACTTCAGCAACAACTATTTCATTATCTGGATTTGCAAAATTAACATCTTCAATTAATGAAAACCCATTTCCATTTAGCGATGAAAATGTAGTGCCCTTTTTCAAAACTGGCATATAATCTTCATCTGGTCCAGAACCAACAGGGGCGGCTGGAACAATAATGTATAAATCCACTTCTCCAAAAGATGATGGGCTACCTTGAAATTTATAGCCCAACTGTCTACCAAGTTTAATAACGTTGTTATACTCTATTGCCGTATCTAAAAAGTTTTCATTTACACTATAATCAAGATAAAACGATAATATATCGCCAACGTATGCAACACTGTCAATCATTAAGGAGCCAAAACCAGCTTCACTGTAATCTTTAAATGTGTCTGAATAGTATCTTTTTGCATAATCTATTAGATCTTGCCTAATAGAATTAAAGTCTCTTGAGGTGTATTTTATCGGTGGGTATTTTTTATTGTTCGGCAACTCGTTAATCTCCAAAAATAATTAGTTATTAGGTAATGTTAATTCAATTTCGTCCGTCACTTCCAAAGGTTTGATATTGTAAGAAAAATTAACTTTCAAAAAATTTGTTGGCAATGATGGATCGTTGTTGTTTGAAAGAAACACAATATCTATAATCTGAATATAAGGAAGGTAAAGAGATACTTGAGAACTTATTCTTGAACTTATTTCAGAGTAAAGGGTCGGTGTGTCGTTTTCAAACAGAAACCCACTTAAACCAACCCCAAAATTTAAATCCATTATTCTTTCACCTGGATTTGTCAATAATAAATTTTTTACATTCTGTTTTACTAATTCCCTATACGAATCAATTAACAAATAATCGTTAGAAAATCCGCGAGTGAGAGGAAGTTTTGGTGTTAATCCGCTTGCCATGATACATCTCCAACGAAATAATTATCATGAAATAAAATTTTTAGCTTATGAGCCGAATGGAGGAGTACCTGAACCTCCACTTCCGCCTCTGCCAGATATTCCAGACAATCCGCCTCCTGATGAAGTTCCACCAGAGCTTCCGCCAGAGCCACCAGAAGATCCTGTAGGAACATTTCTTATATTCAGGCTGTCGAATCCTGCCGCTAAACCTCCTGTTGAACCGGGAGGGGGAGCATTTGGATCTGTTGTAGCACTGCTTAAGACTTCTCTGATTTCTTCATCTGCTCTCGTCACCACTTCTGTATATCTTCTGCCCCATGGGACATATCTTCCAAGACGTGCCAGGTCAGTTCCGGTGATTTCTGTTATTATTCCAGAGTCTGTGATACTGTTTAGGGAAGCATAATATTGGTTTAGCCTTTCTTTGTTATTACCTGGAGAAGGCAAACCAAGGTCTGCTCTACATTCAGCATCTCCTGGCTGATATGGGGTTGGAGATTCTGGTGGTCCTTCTCTCAAGAATTTATCTAACCAATCAGCCGGAGGAATAGAATTTAACCAATTTGGATTTGGTTTATTATCCAATACCCAATATGCTGGTGCAAATGGGGTGATTGGAATACCAACACCGAACAGGGACAATATAAACAATGGCAAACCAATCTCCCAAACTTGCGGTTCAGGAATTAAACTATCATCTATTTGGTCAAACAAAGAAGCATCTGGTCTCGGTATCGTTGGGCTTGCGGATTGTCTACAAGAACCTGGTGCTAAAAGATCATCGCATCCACCTGGTATAATACCCAGCTCACTTGCCACATCTCCAAGCGCAGAAATATTATCAGATACTGCATAAGCTGTATCAGAAGCTGCTTGAGCGGCTTGATTTATTAACATTTGTGCCATTGCAATTTGTTTATTGGTTACATGAATAAGATCAACAATTCTTCTTGAAACAAGGACATTAAGATCTGCCACTTCTATAAATCCTTTAAATATAAGAAGAGGAGAGCGAATAAGTATTGCTGCAAGTTGACCCACCAAGCCCTTGATATCAAATCCGTTTCTAAAACTGTCATCAAAATCTCTATTGGATAATGCACAAGCAGAAGATCTATAATCTTGAGCATCTAATAATGCAAACAACAATTGTCTTAATTGCTCTTTTGTAGCATCAAATATTGTATCGATATTTTTGAGACTTGACATATATGTATTTGAATAAATGTTGTTGATACTTAACATTTTGTCAATAGGGAACATGTATTTAAACATTAAAGCATAATCATCCGTCTGAATCATTTGTTTTGTAAGGTTTCTTAAGCCAGAATTTCCCTTATAAACTGCCCTCATGAAACTCACCCTTTCTGGTGATTCTGGAATTAAAAATCCGTTACTATCTAATTTTGGAGCAGAAACATCACTGTATAAAGAAATAGCATCTGTGATACTAATATCTAAATCAAATGGTGTTTCAACAGATGTAACTGGAACAATATTTACTGTTCTTGTAGCAGAGCCAGATGTTTCTCTCACAAAATATGCTTTTGATTTTTGAGAAATTGTTGGACTCCCAGCAATTGAAAAATTACTATTAAGAAAATCAGTAAATATACTTGATGGTAAAGCTCCATTATCTTGTACCCCTTGTACATCTATTTTTTGACTATCAACAGGGAAGACGTATGACAAACGAAGACCTAAATTAACTTCCTTAAAATAGTCACCCAAAGTAACACTTTCATTTGTGAAAGTTTTTATTGAGTTTGGTGAGTTAGGAAGTCCTCGACCGCAAGCATTGTTAACAAGATCTGGATCTATCCTGACTTCTTTTTCTAATTTATCAACGCCGGTTATTGTATAGAGAAAATCTTGAAATTTATCAATGTTTGAAATACCCTCAAGATAGACATCTCCATTTGCTGCTCGATTGACTATATCAATATTATTTGTCAAGCTTTGTTTTCCAGCTTCAGATAATCCTAAAGTATCTGCATCAGCCTGATTATATCTAACTGATCTGACATATGGCTCTAATAAGAATCCTCCATTTGTAAAGTTGCAGGTTAGTGGTTCTTCCATTGGTCGGCGAGCAGGTGGCAGTTTGTTAATTTTTTCTGATAATTTGCTTCTTATTTCCCCTCTGCCCTTTTCAAGGTTTCTAAAGTTAACATAGGCATCGTTCCATGAAGCAATCCACTTATCATATTTTAATTGAAGGTCGATTCCCTCTCTTGTAAAATTATCGTTTCTGTCTCGGAATCTGCTGTCTTGCTCTACTTGAGATCTTTCCCAAACAAGCACCTTTAAGATGGAGAGCGGATCTAAATCCATCAAAGAAAGGTATGGAGATTGACCTATTTGAGGAACCCCTAAATCTACATACCCAACGCCTTGATAAAAAAGTCTCGCGTGTAAACCTCCTCTGGTTCCGTCTGGGTTTAGAACAGTGTTATTTGATGATGGCATAGCAAAAATAGCTGTTGATTCTTCTTTAACCAAAAGGTTGCTATTAGAAGAATAATTTGAATTATTATTTGTGCTTCCTGCAAGATCTAATTGATTATATTTTATATGAGGTTGAAAAACTCTTTCTGGTCCTCTATAGACCCAAGGATCTCCTGAAATTCTGAATCCTAAAGCTCTTGTGCTTGATGCATAGTCTCTGTCGCTTTCTGTGTAATATCTCCAAATAAATTTAAATTCATTTCCAAAAAAGTCATAAACATAACGAGGTGCAAAATTTTCAACTAAAACTGGTAAAAACCTTGTTCCATTGCCATTGCTAAAATAACTTTGTCCAATTTGTATGTATCTTTGATCGTTAGAAATTCTAAAAACTGGTTCAGTGCGATTAAAGGCTGGGGCTGTATTATTATAATCATCTCCAGCATATCCCCAATCGTCATTGCCGTTTTGCCAATCTTGAATCCTATCGCAAGTTTCATTATCCAACATAACTGTTCTTACTGCACCTGGAGTTGTTAAAATTCTTATGTTTTCATCTCCCCTTGGAGTTCCTGCTTGGTTAATATGGGGGGCATAAACATCATTAACGACTTGATAACGTGAGCTGTCATAGAAAAATGCACTTCCATTAAACACAAGAGAAGTTGCCTGACCATTAGTTGCAAATTCAAAGTTACTTTGATAATTTGAACCTTGACTATAAGCTCGATATCCATAATCAAACTTTGAATTTCCAAGCAAGAAGCCGAAAGCGTTTTCTATTACAGCACTTCTACGTAAAGACAAATCACGTGTACTGGCATCTGGAAACTGAATTGGTGGCGGAACATTTAAAGAGTTCGGCTGGAATGATTTATTTAAATAATACCCCGGATAAAACAGTTCGCCATTTAATGTCCTATGAGAGCCAATATCTCCTACATCTCCTTCAGTAAACACAGCAGGGTTTGCTGCAACTGCCATTAATTGAATTGAAGTTTTCATAGCTTCTTTTTCTTCACTTGAGATTCCGTACTGGTACGTTAAAACAGTATCCAAGATATCAAAATTATCTAAAAGAAAGTCGTAGTTTAGTGGATTCGGTTCAGAACTGTTAAAGTCCATAAGACCTGAACTTATCAATAGCCAATTCTCTCTGCTGATACTTCCATACGTTGGATAGCTTGTGCCGGTACGAGATGCACCCAGGGTTTCATTTCCTATGGTATATGATAATTCACTATTCTGTAATTTTAATGAATTAGCATATGACGCAATATCCGGCGATAATGACCAAGTATTCTTTTTGTATGCAGCTGAATCATAAGAATTACTATCGCCATTTGCTGATACTTGACCGTTTGTTGGACCGGTTGGTTGAACATTAAAATATTTTCTAAACAAATATCCCAAAGGCGAGATATATGCTTGAAGTCCCGCCTCTTTTATTTTTCGACTTGAGAGTTCACCGTTGATAACGGCGTTTAGCATGTTTGGATCAAGATACTCTAAATCTTCTGATAAAGACTTACAAGGCTTATCTAATCTCGCCTCCCCTGCTTCTTTTTGAATATCAGCAAACCTTATCCAGTTTTCAAGCAAAATTGCATCAACAGAGGTATCACCAGAAGAATCAACAACACGCGACATCCTATTAGACACTGCCCATATTTGCTGTCTAACTAAAAATTTTAATGCAATATCATACTCTTGCGGACTGTAATCTCCATATTTCTCTTTGATCTCTTGCACTTCAAATAAAGAAACATTTCTTTCGTAAAGGTCAATGATTTCTTTTTCAAACTCTGTAATAAACCCTTCTTGTTCGATTTTGTACGTTATAAACCGGGAGACATAAAGCACCATTAAATTATCAACATCTTCTGGTTTTTTGTACTTAAACCAATAGAAGATGTGAAGACACTTCAAGAACATTTCTGTGATATATGTTCTTAAAAGAAGCAAAATTACGCCACCTAAATTGGATTTCTGGAAGGGACTATTTGAAGATGAACCAATCCCTGATACATTTGGAAATGAAGCTTCCAAACATTCAATTGCTTGATATTCTTCCCTTATTCTATTCTTTAGAGCATCAATGTCCAATAAGTGTGGAGGACATTCCTGATCTGCTAATTTAGCAGGAGCCAAATCAAGATCTTGCAGGCTCTCTAAATTAAAATACGGATTGCTTTCCGAACCAATCTGATTTGTGAAGCTGCAAAATATATCTTTCCATATTTCGTTATAAGCATGTTTTGTATAGAGTTCATTTTTAATAACCTCTTCTGTTCCTAAAACACCGACTGTTGCACCAGGGGTTGTAAATCCAAGATTAAATGGTAGTCCTGACAGGTAATCTTCTTTATTCGTAACTTTCTCTAAAGCAGAGAATATGGTTGGACCATTCCTCAAAGAATCTTCAATTAAGTTTGCAAACATCCTGTCTTGAGGTGTTCTATTATCCGCACTTTGTATGTCAGCGGAGGTATCAAGAGGCAAAAGGCTTCTTTCTTCATAACTTTTAACTGCTTTTTCGTTTATGTCAAAACTTTCCGCTTGAGCTGTTAAAAGGACAGGTGGGATGCCTCCTGCTGTCTCCTCAATGTTTGTAGGATTATCAACAGTTATGGTGAATATATATTCTTCTTTACCTTCGGTCCATTTGTAAGGGACAACATAATTTAAGTTTAGACCCATCTCATCGACTTTCTTTAAAAGGTCATATATTGATGATTCCGATCCTAAACCTGCTTGAGAGCTGTCACCTGTTGGGGAAGAGTATTCTGAAGCGACAGATCCTGCGAGAACGCTGATGTCAACTCCAAGATTTGAGAAGACATTATTTGGCACTTCAAATTTGAAATTTTGAAAATTCTGCTCTTGGGAAATTTGAATTTTTCTTGCCGGTTGTCCTGGTCGATCTCCAAAACAAAACGTTCTATAGACTTCTTGAAAACCGGGTGCAAAGGCTTCTGGTCCTTTCTTTTTTCTTAAGATTGGAACTGGAGAGAATCCAAAAGTTTTTGTGTAGAAGCCACCAGGATCGTTTCTTCCTCCAATGGCTGTGCGATCTGCGTTTTGGTAAAATCTATTGTTTGTGTTTGCCAGCTCATACAACCTTTCAGACTCGGGATATGGTTGAGTCATGCCTATAGAACGCTTATCAACATCATCATCATCGTTTGCATCTATAGAAACACCATATTCTTGACTAATTCCGACATCATCACCCAACCAGTGAACAGATGTAAAACTATCCTTAAGAGTTGTACCTCCTTGGTATGTCAAGTTGTTCATTCTGTTTCCGTCTGCATTAACCGCACCGGGAGGTAGTGCTCCGAATGCGACAGTTCCATTTCCAACCAAATCAAGAAAATCAGGGTTGAAAAGAATTTTTTTCTTTCCATTAATTGTTCTCTCAATGGTACGAGGAACTACCTCGTCTACTGTAGTTGATTGTGCAGTTGCAGGAACATAATTACTTACATCTTTATTGAATTGAGATGCGACAGGATCATACAAAGCGTTTAATTTTGTATCTAAAACAAAATCAATATATGGATTTCTATTCGGAACTATTCCAGGGACAATGTTTCCGTTTTCATCTATGGAACATTCAAATGGAGGAAGAGAATCATCTAAAACATTATCTTTTTGAAGAAGGTTATTTAGATCTTCCAATCTTTTTTTAGCTCTTTGGCGAGATGAATCAATTTGCTCTTTGATGAGTTCTGGACTCATATCTTTGTTTTGTAAAAGCTGTTGTCTTAATGTTGTGTCATCTGGATCACACAAACACTTATATTCTTCTGGAAGATTGTCTGTGACTTTTGTCACTTCCTCAAGGACATTTGAGTAACCAGCGATCTTACCTAAATCTTCAAATAGTTCTAAAATATCATCGTCTGTTTGATATTGTGATTGGATTGCGGGATAGTTTCCTGCCAAGTTTCTAATAGTGTTAACTGCATCTCGATTAACTCCGCAGCCAAGCATCATATTACCCATTTCACCTGGAGTTAATACAGCGGAAGAGGCAGCAAGAAAATCAGTCATTTGTTGCTTTGTCTCTTCTGCTTTCCTTATCATATTTTGTTGCTCTGCCGGACTTTGGTTTGGATCTATTTGCCCAGGAGTGAGAATACGATTTTGTGCAAATCTTTCTGTTTGTGCTGCGAGTTTTTGTTGCTCTTCACTGATCGAAGTTCTTACACCACCGGGTAAGGCGATAGAAGCATTTTGGATGTTACCAATAGTAGTTGAAAGAAACGACTCTAATCCTGTTCCGAGGACGGCATTAGCACTCAATCCACCAAAGTTAAAATTATCAAATCTTGCTTTACCTTGACCTTCCAGAGCACACTCTTTGCAGAAATCAAGAAGCATTTTTATCAATTCTATTACAAGATCAAAAAGAACGCTAACCAAAGCAGAAACAACGGCTCTTGAAATAGCAAGACCCCACTGCTTAAGATAATCAACAACAGGAAAGTCATCTCTCAAATAAATTGTTGGGATATCAAAAACACCTAATTTTATTTCAGATGCAAGATTTGCAGCTTCATCCAAAAATTGCTGTGCTGGACCTAAAAAGTCCTGCCCTCTAAAACCCAAACATTCAAGTGCAGATTCGATAATTCCCTTAATTGGAACCTTATTTAAGACCTGATCATATAGATCGTCTAAATCTCTCGTTACATTTGCAAGACCTCTTAAGTTTCCAATTATTTGGTCGCCGACAAAATCTGATGCAGATTCTAATATTTCAGCAGCCTCCTCACGGGTTTGGAATAATGAAACGGCAACTTCTGCTTTTTCGGCTCCTGTTTTTGAGGTAGTTTCATTTGCTTTATTTTGAGCATCAGCAAGAGCTTCAGATTTAGGTGGACTAAACATCTTAAGAGAGCTAAAGTCCACTTTAGGAGGATTTAAAACATAACTTTCAACAAATTCTTGAATGCCTAATTTAGATTTGCTTACCCAAACTTTATTAAGTTCATCTATATTATACAAAAAATAATTCGTTCTTGGATCTGCAAATCCCGCAGAAGATCTAAATGTAGAAAATCCTTTATCAAATGGCTTTAAGCACTTGCCCTCTTTGGATATAACGTACTGCATCTTATAAGCAGAATCCATACCAAGTATAAAATCAAGATTGGTCATACTGGTGACATCGTTTTCTTCTGCCAACACCTTAAGTGCCGGATATATTTTATCTAATTTTTGTGCTTGTGCAGCAAAATTGACTCTTGGGATTCTTCCATAAAGCTTTCTTGTTTCTGCATCATAGAAATTTAAAAGATTTTTTAAGTTGTTTATCTTCGGCTTTAACTGACGCTCATTAATCTCTTTATTAAAAGCTGCCTTTTGAAGACCAGCTGTCCCTTCTGCTGATGAAGGTAGCGGGTCAATTTGATCAGTGGGAACCGATAATAAAACTTTAAGTCTTGAATTGGGTCTTTCGTTTATATCCCATTCTTCAGCGATTACATCTATTGATTCTTTGTTTTCAGCAAACTTATCATAATATTTTAATATTCTATCAAGAGCAACTTGTTTTTGCTCTGACATTCTTGTGGATAAGTCTTTGCGAGTTTTGCCAGCAGATTTATATTTTGTAACAACAGTAACTGCATATCTATCTTTTAGTTGAAGCTCTTCAGCATTAACTGTTTTAGCTTCAGATTGAAGATAGAATGGCTCACTCTTGTTGTCGTTTGTGGTCCAATCTTTTGTTATTAATGATGGTGCTTTTTTAGGATCTATTTCACTTGCCATAATTTAATTGGTGTTATTAAATCTACTGTTTATATAACTATCTCCTGCTTTACTTAAATGGTTTTTCTCCATATTTTCTAAATTTTTAGTTATGTTTTTTACTGACTCAAAAACGTTAGTCATATCCTTTATTTGATTGTTAAAGCCTGCTTGCATTGCTGGTAAACTTGTGAGAACCTGTTGACCTTGGAAAGGAGAGACATGTGTGTGGGATTGTATAGCAGCGTTAAATATTGATTGATTATTTCTGAAAGCTTCTACAGCCCCTTTTAATTCTTGTATCATTTTAAGAATCTTTCTTAAACACTCTACCAAATTATCTCCCCTTACAAGAGGTTGAACCCCAGATGCATCATTACCTGCAATTAAATCAATTCCACCAAAGCCAAAAATTTTTCCTCCTTGAGAATTTTTACTATCTGTTCCGGTCACAAGCTTTATTCCTTGTCTTGCGACAATTCTTATGTCGTCGGCTTTAAGTGCAATAGCAGATCTTGGCTGCCTTTTTACACCTTCTAAACCTGGGCTTCCTTGACTACCAGGAGCTAAAACAAAATTTTCATCAACGTCTGTCTTTTGAGATATATAAATTCTCGCTGCATCAAGAGCAAAATCAGGTTCATAAAACATTGGGAGTTGATCATCTGCTGTTTTATCACTCATTTCCCTATGAAGTTTCCATCCCTGGACACCTACAACTATATCAATCATGTCGGACTGCGTATCTCCACGACCGCCGTATCCAGAGCTTATTGCGCGGGGTCTGTCTCTACCAAACACAATAGATGAATTTTGATATTTTTCTCGATTGTGGATTTCTTTTTCGCATTCTCCTAAATTTCTTTCTATAAGAGCTTGTTTCGCAATACCACAATTAACGCCACTGATGATAGCCTTTTGCTCTTTAGATAAAGCATCTTCAGCTACTCTGTTCTGTTCATTTAATCCTTTATTATCTTTAGCTTTTTTAAAACTCATATAAGCCCCTTATTGATACACAGGTCGTCGTTTTTTAGCTTCTTCTGGACCGAAATAAACCCAATGCCAAGGTTCAGATGCGACTGTTCTAACAAAACCATATTCAGCAGCATTTTTAGCTAACCATTTATAAACATTAGTCACTCCAGGGTAACGCAGACGCGAGACATTTTGAATCTTTTTTGGCTGTTTGACTCCGCCTGTTTGTATATCCACAGCAATACCAGACTGATGATAGCTATTTCCCGGTTTTGCAGCAGGATTAAATCCTGGTTTTTTTTGACTCCACCCCTTCCAAAGTTTTTCTTGCTTTTTGTAAGTACGAAAAGCACTGTTGGCTTTTAAATCCACACCTTGGGTTTTTGCAGCTGTTCTCATTCTCTCATAAGCTTCTGCTGCGTCTGTTCTCATTATTTTTTCTTTATCGTTTTTTATATTGGGCGTTGTAATTTTTGAAGTTTCAATTTTGCCCAAAAGTTTTCCTCTTGGATCGTATGCACACGAATCGCCCTTTGGATCTTGTTCACATTCTGACTTCTCTGGGATATTTGATGGAACTGCTTTGGCTCTTTTAGTTCTGCCTGCTTCTTCTGTTTTCTTTTTTGCAGATGTTTTTGCGGGTGGAGTGCCACCTTCCGCAGCAATATTTCTAAATTGACCGACTTTATTTAAGTACCCTTTAGAATGAGGGTGAATAACAGTTACCCAATCACCTGGTTTTGGTATTACTTGAAGTGATGTAGAGTCTGGTTCATATAAATAAAGCTGATCTATTAAGGCTCGCGCTTCTGCGTCTGGATTTATAATATTTTCTGGAACTGCAAAAGCCTCATCAATACCTGGCACATAAACTCTAAAATATGTTGTTGTATCTTTTGGATTGTTGGAAACTTGATTAATTTTGTCCGTTTTGCTATCAGGTTGTGGTGGTACATCTCTATCAACAGACATACACATTCCCACAACTTCTTCATTTATAATATTGTTTTGCGGCTTATAACTGTCTAAAGCCATGCGGTAAAGCCTGTCAAGAAACTGATCTTGAGTTTCAAGCTTTTCTTCAGGGAATTGAGAAGTAGTAGAAGACTGTATTTTGTAGTCTCCCTCACGTTTAATCCTTGCAACCCTTTCCGCTTTTTCTTTATCCGTAGCCATGACTATTCTTTATTTAGTTGGTCAAAAATTTCTGCGCGTTCCTGCTCTGACAAAGAAGTGTCCCCAACCTCGTTTTTCTGCTTTAAAGAGGCAATCTTCACCAATTGCTCATTTGAGCGTTGTAATGTTTCCATGTATTTTGCAGCGGTTATTCCAACCTCTTTATGACGTTCGTCAGCACCAGACAAATATTTGATTAGATCCTGGAGGAGTTCTTTTGTTTGCTCTCGATCTTCTCTAATATTGTTTATTGCTTCAGATGTTAATTCTGTAAAGTCTTGCTTTTTCATTCGTTCCACTTCTTTTTATAAGAAGAATACTCGCCCCTAAACCTTTTCAGGTTGTTTAAAATCTGTTTTGTATTCAGGTTTGTCATTTCCCTTATATAAAGATAAATAGCTTTTTTATTAAAAATTTCGATGTCTTCGGCGTCCCTAAACAGTATCTTTATTGCCTCAAGGATCTTTTTTTCGTTTTCTTTTAATGTAAACTTGTTTTCCCAATTATGAACTTCGGATAGAAAACCAGACATAAATTCGTCTTTGTTTCTCTCTTCTTCGTAATCATTAAAGGTAGCAAGGTATTCTATCTCTACTTTCTTTGATATTTCGTCATATTTTGCTTCCCTTTTCATTTGGATAGCGTTCTTCTTGACGCGAGCAATAAACCAGTTTTTTGTAACAACACTGAAATAAGAGAAGGCTTTAGAGCCTTTGCTCTCATCAAAGTTGGAAAGTATTGTTATAAGGTGAATCTCGCACTCTTCTTTTAGGGCATCAATATTTGGTAAGCTACCAAACTTGTAAGTAAAAACTATTTTGTTGATCATCTCAACAAATACAGGTCTAATCGTGTTTTGATAGAGATCATTTTTTCTCTTGTTATTGTTGCAAGAGATGTATTCAAGTATTGCATCTTCATGCACTTGAGTAAAGTACTGATTACTCTTCTTTTTCCGCTTCTTCTTTGTCATATTCTTCATCAACCTTGTTAAGAACTTCTATTAAATCTGGTTGAGTAAAAGAATATATGTTTTCGTATCTACCGAGAAAGTTATAAAAATCCTTTGTATGGTCTAATAGGGATTGTAGGGTTTCGTCACCATAAAAAGTTGGCAACTCATATACGGTATTGAGATGACTTGCGTATGTTTGCAATCTAGTGAAGAGTTCTGCCGACTCTTCAGAGGAAACAATTATTGGGATTATTTTTGTGCGAACGTAATAATATAATACCGCAGAAATTCCAATAAACAATAAAGCAATTAAGCTTAAAATAATATGTAATAAATCAATGTTCATGCTTTCTGTTTTTTAAACTTTGTTTTGCTTCTTCGATATCCTTTTTCGATTCCTCTATTGTTTCTTTGACTAATGTTCCAACTGCACTTTCTTTTTCAACTTTTTTTGAGTAGTTGAATGAAGCTGGAATTTTATTTAAGCATTTGTCACTTCCACAACTATTGCAAACATCATGTATCTCATTTAATCTATGAGATATTATATATGATATTTTACATTTGTTGCAGTAATAAGTGTATTTAGGCATCTTCGTTTGTGTTTTTTGCAGTGGTTCGCTTTTTTGTTGTCTTCTTTTTTGTAGTTCGCTTTTTTCTCTTCTTTGGGGTCACAACTTCTTTATTGTTTTCCTCTTGTAAGGAAATGGTAGGAGGATTATTTACAATCAATCCATCAACAGAATTTAAAATTTCAAAATCTTTTAAAATATGTGTAATGTCTGTTTGTTCAAGAATTCCTTTTTGTAGAGCCAACATAATAGCTCCCACTGCCTGATTTGATAATTTATATTTAGAACTAATTTCCATATCTTATTCTCCCTTATTTAAAGCTGACAGAGTTTCTTCCCAGCTTGTAAAGCTGATAGCTTTATCATCAATATAAAACTTTGCTCTTGGCTTTTCAGCAGTTACTTTATTAACATACTGTTTCAAGTTATGTTTTTCTAGCCATTCCCAAACCAATTGCGTACCTGATTTTCCATTAACCAAACCACGATCTGGTTTTGCTTTGCAGGTATATACCACGATATTAAATTTAGAAGAAAGCTCTTTTAAAGCATCATGGACACCTTCTACAGGATCATCATAAATTGTCCCGTCATGATATCCCTTTGAGCACTTATGAATAACGCCATCAAAATCTACGCCAATGTTAATTTCTTCGTCAGGATAAGAATGTTCTCTAATTCCTTTATTCCAATTTAGTTTTTCAAGATCTCCTGGTGTGTTCTTTCCAATGGGCGGACATTCTTTTCCAGAGCCATGTGTTAGTTGATATTGCAAAAGCAAACTTAAACATTCTGCTGTATGGTAATATTCTACACCAAGAACAACTTGTGACAAATTTTTAATTTCTTCGACAATCGGAACCGCAGTCACTAAAGATACTTGCATACCATTATCAGACGCCCACTGGAGAGCCTTATTGACATCTTTTGATCTTCCAGATGAAGAAATACCATAAACTAATGATTTTGACATTTGTTCTTTTGTTCTTGTGGATGTTCTTTGTTTTAGCCAAGCCACCATCCATTGATCAAAATCAGTATCATTGATAAGAGATGTTGCAACAACACAACTACCAGGACACATGGCGTTTTTAGTTCCATTTGAAAGGCGCGTCATATCTACAGCAGTATGATCAGCAACACCCATATTACCACCATGACCAAGCACATAAATATCATCACACATATTGTATTTTTCTTGAAGCTGTCTCCACTCTTCAGATTCAACAATTTCAAAAAATTTATTAGATAAGTTTTCTATATCAAGCATTTAATATTTCTCCAGTTTTTTAAGACTATCAATTAGCATTGTTGTATCCATACCAAGGGCTAATAAGCCAAAATTTTTATATTTATTTATTTGTCCATCAATTTCACTTGGTATATGGATACCTAATTTTTCTTCACCTATAATATCATGTATATTCTTGATTTTCAACATAAATTTTTCATCATCAAACTGATGTGGTATTTTCATGCTCATTGATAAATCGTAAGGTCCAATAAGATAATAATCAAAATTAAATTTTGCTATATCTTTTAAATTAGAAACCCCCTTCTCACTTTCTATTTGAGCGACCAGTAGAGGCTTTTTTCCTATTAAATTAGGGTTTTTTCCCCAAGAATTTGCCCTTACCAAGCCTAACCCTCGTGTTCCACCTTGAGTAGGAAAATTACAATAATTATGAATATTTTCGCTTTGCTCTACAGACTCAACTGTTGAAAAAATTAAACCATCAACACCTGCGTCTAAACAATATCTAATCATTGTTTTATTAACTTCGGTAAGTCTCACAAAGCACTTCTTATTTTTTAATGTAATTGTTTGAATACACATGTAAAGGGACTCGTTATTAAAGCACCCGTGCTCTGTATCTAGAACTATTCCGTCAAATTCTGAAGTGCAAAAGATTTCAGATATAGTATAGTGAGGTATTTGCTGCCACGCTAATTTCATTTTTTATATTCCTGTATATAATCACAACACACCCCAGCACAATTTTCTGTTATTTTGTTTTTCGGCATTACCGCAATAGAAATTTCTGTTAATTTACTTCCTGGATATGCCCATATCCAACCATTACTCGTGAGTGTGTGCTCATCTTCTTGGTGCCAAAAGCAATGTATATTGTTTTTTAACATATGTTTTAGTGCATCAATATTTTTAGCATGACACCATAATTTAGAGTTTTTTAAAAAATTTATGTTAATAGGGTATTGAGGTTCATCATGACCTAAAAACCAATTTCCATTACTATACCACACATCTATTTCAACGTCAAAACCTTTTTGAATAGCAGACTCAATATAAGAAGGTGAGTTTTCTTTATCGGGAATTCTACCATTAAGGTTTCCACGATGAGATATTAAGATCATTTTTTCACCACATATGCTGTTGGACAAATATAATTTAATGATTTTATTTCTACATCTTTGTCTTGAAAAAAACGATCAGCCCCAGAAGCTTCAGACCACTTATGAAAACCGTATTCGTCAAAAACTATAATTCCACCTTTAGAAACTCGATCCCATAAAGCGTTTAATGTCTCATAAGTAGGTACATCTAAATCCAAATCAATATACAATAAAGAAATTCTAAAACCAGGACGACTTGCAGCATATTCATACGCACTTTGAGTTATGTCGCCTGGTACTAATTCAAATTCATGATCCTCAAATCCGTTTTTTTTTATAAAATCATTAAATGCCTCTACGTGACTGCTGCCATGTTTATAATTTCTTTGCTCAAACAAGGTTTTCATAGCCTCTTTATCGATGCCAGCCAAACTCTCAATAAGCTTGTCGGAATTAAAAAAATCAAAACCAACAACCTTTTTACCTGAATTTGGACACAAATACCTTTTCAACTTTAGAAAAGTAAACAAGCCGGTGCCCTTAAAAACGCCACACTCTACGATGTCTCCTGGAATGTCTTTAATTTGATTGACCAACAAAGATCGTGCTAAAAGTTTGCCAAAAACTTTTGTATCGGGGCTTAAAATAAAGCCATTAAAGCTATCATAGAGGGCTTGAGAGATATCAACTATTTCAAGTTCTTTAAGTTTCATACTATTTCCCGTAAAATTTATAATAGTTTTCTAAATCTTCAGGGGTTCCCAACCCCCACATTCCATCAATGTGGAAAGTTTTGATTTTTTTGCCTGCACCTATGGCTTCATTGAACACTGGACAGACATAAAACTCGTTATTAAACCTAACATTCTTTTCTATCATTTGTTCTGCATATTTTACATAATCAGAACCGTGTTTCCAATAATAGATTCCAGTTGTTGCAATATCACTAATTGGTTTTTTTTCTGCAACTTCAGACACAAAACCATCTTCATCTAATTTAGCAAAACTCCACTTTGGGTGGGTGGCAGTAAAAGATAAAATTCCTCCATCAACACCGTCTGCTTCCATAGAATACATAAATTCATTACTATCCCAATCTAAAAATTGATCAGAATTTGCAAATACTAAAGGTTCATCATTATCAATAAATTCTTTTGCCAAGAGTGTTGTACATGCTGCACCTTCAGTCATTCCATCTACTTGAACAATTTTACAACCTGGAGAGATCAGATTTAAAAGATGCTTCAGATTGTATTTTTCATAATGAGATTTCTGAACCACAAAAATATGACGAGCGTCGATGTTTAAATTTTCTACTACTAATTGAATCATTGGTTTTCCATTCACCTCAATTAGGGGCTTTGGAAATGTATATCCCGCTTTGGCAAAACGAGATCCAGCGCCTGCCATAGGAATTAAAACATTCATTTTTCCTCCTTGCCATTTAGGTCTTAAAGAGTCTTTTCCATTTGCTTTAGAAATGGTGTTAGCTATTTTATCATAAGTTACATCACTGCTGTTTTTTACTGCACAAAGATGAGCGCCTGAATTGATAGCGCCTTTTCTGCCAATATGAGAATCTTCTACAATAACTGTTTCATGAGGTCCCACACCAGCTTTTAACATACATCGCAAGTATATTTCAGTATCGGGTTTAGGTTTTGTGACATCTTGATTAGAAAAAAGAAAATCAATATGTTCAAAAAACCCTCTTCTGATTAACTGTAATTTGGCTGTATCTCTAATAGAATTTGTTGCACAAGCTACTTTATATCCTTCAGATTTAAACTTTTTTAAGACTTTAGAGATTCTTTCGTCCTTTTCAAACTCGTTAATGATTTTAAGAGTTTTCTCTTGTTTAAGCTTCCATACAGAGTTGTGCAATTTTTCTGGTAGACCTTTAGAATTTGTTAACATGGACAATTTTTTAGAAGTAGATAGACCATCATATGTGGAAAGATGCTCCTGTCTTTCAATAACATATTGAGGATCAATGTCAGCTAAAGCTTCATTAAGTGCATTATAGTGTAATTCTCTAGCATCCACTAGAACACCATCCAAATCAAATATAATAAGTTTAATCAATCTCTAAATCTCCTATTTGGCATAAATGGATGAACATCAATATCAAGCTCTTTATTGGCATCTAGCCATAAATCACCTTTGCGCCATCCTACATAATTTTTATCTTTTAGTTCTATATCTTTTTCAAAATAATAATATTGAACAAAGTTGGGTTCTTTTGGTAACGATGGAGGATTTTCAATAAAATCTTTAGACCATTTGGTTAACCAACCATAGTATTTTGGCTGCTCTTTCCATGTATCTTTCCATTTCCAATAGAATATTTGAGAAGTGTGATACCAACCTTCTTTTGAGACATCGTTACTTTTTATCTTTCTCCACTCTGGCTCTCCTCCTTGATAGTTGGAAGTATCAAGTGGTAACGCATCTTGTTCATTCAATAGTCTACCATGAATTTTATCGTTTATTAAAGAATGTTTTTTGTTGCAAATAAGAGCACGAATATAATAATCAGCCTCTTTATTAGCAGGAGTCAGAAACCTTTCATCCCACATACCAATTTTTTTAACAGCTTCAGGTCGATAACTGATTATGTTGTCTCCTAGTTGACCAGTGACAAAATTATAATTTTTATGCATTTTTAATAAATTAGTAGCCCAATTGGGGTGCAAAACAATATCATTTTGCATGGTAACTACAATTTTAGAGTCTGGGTTGTTCAGATCCTTGAATCCGTGCAATAATGCCTCATTCCAGTTACGAGCTAGATTTCCTGTATCCCAATCGGGTCTAGTATTATTGTGGATAACATTAACTTTGTCTTTAAATTCCTCTTCAAGAAAAAATTCAGAATGATTGTTAATTATGTTTACCTCGGTGTTTGGTATAGATATAAAATCTGTTTTATTAAAAAGAATATCTAAAGTTTTATTTAAAATGCCAGTTCTTCTATAAGTTACTATAAATATTTTTAAATTTTTCAACACTATTCATCCTTTTTTTTAGGAGTCAATAGATAATATTCTAATCCAACATGAGAATCAATCAGAGTGTAAACATAGTCGCTTTTAATTATTTTTTTAATATCTTCAATGGAGACAGAGCCGTAATTTGCTCCCGTATGAACTTCTAAAAAAATACATGGCTTAAACTTCTCTATGAAAGAAGGCGCACCTTTTATAACCTTGCATTCTGCACCCTCAACATCAATTTTAACCAAATCTACATAATCAAATTTATCTACAAAGTCATCTAATTTTAAAGCATCATATTCAACATCAATTGATTTTCTATTTGGTCGATCTACTTTAACTATTGTACTGCTTCCTGCGCCGCCGCCGGAGGATAAACATTCATAATGTCTTAATTTTTCTGTACTATTAGCACCGTCACTAACAATATTTTCATATATATCAATATTATATTCAGTGTCATCTGTAGAGTCGGGAAGTTTTTCATAGCACTTGTTTATGTTTTCTAACAACACTACTTTTCTTGGCTCTTCGGGTTCAAAACACACAATGTTGGCTTTTTTCGTTTTTTGCATAACTGAAATGGCATAAACACCTTCGGCAGTTCCAATGTCAAAAAAACAAATGTTTCTTTTACCTTGTAATCTATTATTTATTTTTGTCACTGTTTTTATAAAGTAAGACAGCATATTCTCTGGGAAGAAGTTAGTTTCAATGAATCTTTTAGATGTTTGTCTAAATTCTTCTATGCGAATATTTCTCGACTTCTCTGAAAGGCTTTCGTTTTTACATTTGTTATGGTATACTTCTATATTCATTTTTTCCTCATTTTTTTAAATTGATTGCAAAGTTCCAATCATCTTCATTATCGATATCAACACTCTCTATTTTATCAATTGGATAGAAAAACGGATTAGTCCCTATACGACTATTAAGATTTATAATAACTTCAGGCTTAAAAATATAAAACGCTGAATTTTCTTCATAATAAGGAGGCAAATCCTGCGTTTGTTCCATCTTAACTGGATTATGATTTACCGGACAATATCCATACTTTTCTTTTCTCCACAACCTAGAGTTTAATTGATTACATGAAACCACAGAATCATATTCAGTTAAATAATCACTAGCTAATTTTACTGTCTTCTCACTTAAAAAAGGGCTTGTAACATGAGTTTGTACAATGGGGCAATTTATTGAAAAATCTATAATAAAACTTTTTATTAAATCACAAACAGACACCTTGTCACCTTTTAGATGCTCTTTTCTTTCAATAATGTTGACATTTCTTAAATCGTCATCAGTTTTTATTAAAGATTTTAGTTCTTCGCTATCAGTATCTACAAAAACATCATGTTTTTTATATTTTATCAAAGTTCTTTTAAAAAGAGGAGCACCATCAAAAATGCGAAAATTTTTTCTTGGGACTCTTTGAGAATTGTGCTTAATTGGTACAAATACAATCATCGTGTTTCGTTTTTAAATTTAGGAAGTTGAATAAATTTATCTATTCTTTTTTCCATATCGTCATCCATTATTTTATCATATATTGTCTGATCTAATTTAAATCTTTTATCTTTTAATAAAACATTTTTACAGTGCATTATTTGAGATATTTGATCATGTAAAATTTTGTCTGGTCCTAAATGCCGACCTTCATTTCCATAAGTATTTATATAAGCCTGATTGTATTTTTGCTCATTTGTTTGAGGTATACCTGTATTGTAAAAATCTACCCCAAATACAGCCAATTCATCAAGAGGATAAGACATCAGTACGTTTAAAGCACCATATCCAGAATTAAAATTTGCTGAATAAGTGGTATAAGAGCCTTTTGCAAACTTTTCAATATGTTGTTTGGCATAAATTTCCCAATAAAGTGCCCACCTATCCCAAGTTCCATCTTTATTTTTTAAGTGAATTAGTGGAATATTCATCTCTTCAAAGATTGGTTCATACACTTCATCCACAAACGCCCATTGACCATTATCTTTTAATTCACTGGCAGTATCATTACAAATAACAAATTTAGGTTTTTTATCTTCACTAACATTTTTTAAGTGATTTACCAATGGAGGACCGTAATTTGAGTTTAAACAACTTTGAATTATATCAGAGCGACTTCCGTAATCATCCACGTTTAATATATCATGCTGAATCCTGACAACAATATCGTATGAGTCAATCTCTCTTCCTTTGTTTTGTCCATTCAAATAAGGGGAGGGACCTACAAAAGCCACCTTTTTGCCGCTCAAATACTCTTTAAGTCCTTGATCAGTATTACAAGATTTGTAAAAAAGAGAGTTATTGTTTATTTTTTGATAACGCGCAACGCATTCTGATGTTGTTAACTTTTTACTTGTTTTTATATTTTTATTAACTTCTTTTGCTATATCGATCCAAGGGTTGGTATTTGTTATTAGATCTTTAAATGAAACCTTTAATAAAACTTTATCGACTTTATCAAAATCTTCACTAGAAACATCAGATAGTTGCTGACATATATCAACATCAATACTATCAAAATGTTCATGTTGTAAATCAAAGAACTTTTCTATTTTTGATTTATCAAAGAAATTTGTAATTTCTTTATTTTTATTGACAGGTATTTTTCCATTTTTTGCTATATTTTGAAAAACTTCCTTAATCAACATAGAATTATATTTCTTTTTTTCATTGGGTGAATGTTTATCAATAATATCAATTCGTTTAAACGCAGGTCTTATCCATTTCCACATCTCGTTCATTCGATAATCATTCCAAGCTCCATCTTGATTATGGGGGGCTTCAAAATCGGTATTCCCATTGTCATAAACCATTTTGTGGCTACACACAACATATCTCAAAAATGGTATTTCTAAAATATTAAAAAGATGACAGGCTTCAACACCTCCTCCAAATTTTGTAATCATGGGAAAAAACCAATTTAATAAACTGTGATGGACAACCTTCATGCCACAATGACTAAAAGGGATAATAGAGCTTTCTCTACTGTCACGATATTCAATATTTTTAGCATACGGAGTAATCAGCCCGTTCCCAGGATAATATGTTAATACTGCTGGATTATACTCATTTAGATCTTCTAGTATTTGATCTCTAGGATTTAAATTTCCTAGGGGTCTAAAATTGTAATCATAATCTACAAATGCATAGTATTCATAGTTTTTTGGAACTTTAGCAGCTAAAATGTTCCTGGTGTCTGTCCAGGTTGTCTGTGGACAAAAATCTAAAGCTTCTTCGTGTTGTTCATCATGCGTAACAAAATAAAAATCACAATCAGGATTTTTAGAAAAATATTTTACGTGTTCTTGATTTGGAGTTGAGGGAGTTACTTGCAATACACAGAACTTTTTCATAATTCTTTTTCCCATCTTTCAATCATTTCTTCAAGCATAGATTCAAATGTGTATTCAGGTGTCCATCCCAATATTTCACGAGCTTTAGAAGAGTCTCCCTTTAGGTATTTTAACTCTTCAGGTCTCATATATTTTGGATTTTGAACAATGTAATCTTCGTAATTCATTCCCAACTTGCTAAAAACTACCTCACATAAATCTCTAACAGAGTGTGTTTCTCCAGTTGCAACTATAAATTCATCTGCTACATCATGATTAAGAATCATGTGCATTGCACGAACATAGTCTTTAGAGTGACCCCAGTCTCTATAAGAGTCCATATTTCCAAGTTCTAATTTTTCTTGAAGACCCTTTTTGATTGCTACAGCTCCTTTTACAACCTTATTTGTTACAAAATTTGAACCTCTTCGTGGAGACTCATGATTAAACAAAATTCCATTACAGGCATGAAGCTTATATGCATGACGATAATGTCGAACCAAGTTGTATCCCATTACCTTTGCACATCCGTAAGGACTAACTGGATTCATTGGAGTTGTTAATCTTTGAATACCATCATCGTCTACAGAGTTTCCAAACATTTCAGATGAACTAGCTTGATAGAATTTAGACGAAGGGCAAATAGTTCGATAAACTTCTAACATATGAAGAACACCAAGAGCGTTTGTCTGGATTGTAAAGGAGGGCATGTCAAAGCTGATGCGAACATGGCTCATTGCACCAAGATTATAGATTTCATCTGGTTGAACTTCGGAAACTATTTTTACAAGTGAAGGATAGTCTAGTAAATCTCCATAATGTGTTTTTACGTTATCTAAATTATTAAGCTTATCAAGCCTGTAATTTTGGTTTTCTGCCACAGAATGTCGTCGTACAATACCATGTACCTCATACCCTTTTGAGGTCAAAAGTTCAGTTAGATAGCTGCCATCCTGACCGGCAATACCAGTAATAAGCGCTTTTTTCATTAAAAATTCCCCTTAAATATTTTCATATTGGTTAAATCTGGCCAGTCATTTATCATCCACTTTCTTGGCTCTGATGTAATTGCTTTTGGTAGTTTATCTAAACCCAATTGAGCAGTTTCTGGTGTCATGTAATAATGATAGCCGAATGTTTCTATATCTTGTTCTCTCCAAGGTACATTTGGTATTCTACCATCATATGACATCTTTTTTAAACTTAAAAATGTGTCTTCACTATCGGTTAAAATAATGCCACCCCTGCCCAAGCTTAAATGTTTTCTGAATTGGAAACTAACGCTCATCAAGGTTCCCTTAATATAAGAATTTTTTTGCCATAAGACAGCTGCATCTATTACTTTATTCGTCAAATAATAGTAATCTTGCCAACTTTCATCTTTCCATTCCATTTCTAAATTCATTTTTTTTGACAAAAAAGGAATAGATATGTAAGTTCTTTTAGGGACAAATATTTTTTTAGCTTTTGTATAGGCTAAACTTAATTCTATGCCATGCGTACAACAATCAACAGCAACTGCGTAGGGTGAGCCAAAGAAAGATGCTATTTCATTTTCAAACTTTTCAACAACATCAAAGCTCATTTCATAACCCATGTTAATCTTCATCTTCAATAAACTCCTTGTCTAGAACTTGACCATAGTAAGGTCCTGTTTTATATTCATAAACTTGCGTATTGTCTTCCAAAATTTTATAATTGTGACCTCCTTGAAATGTGATTGAGGCGTCTCCTTTTTCCAGATAGTCAACATGAACTATTTGATCATCTATATCATACAAAAATACTTTTACTTTTCCATCTAAAACAACCCAAGACTCTTGTGCAATTACTTGAGGTTCACCTTTTTTCCATATATGTTTATGAGGTCGGAAAGTCTTACCTTTATTCATGTTAAGGCAGGCTAATTGAAGATATTCAGTGTCCGGGCACACATCAACTCTTTGCTCTTCTCTACTGTTTCTAACAATTATATGAAGTAATATATTTTTGTTCACCTGTGAATATATCTTATTAATCACAAGAAATTTCCTCCTGTAATATAGACTTTCTGAAACATTTTAAATTAGAAATTGGACTACAATTAACTACCTCAATATCTGCTTGGGCTGCCTTATAAGCAAACATGTTCCACGTTGGCATGTGAAAAGATAATCCAGCAGGAACATTATATTCATCGCCCTTTTGTTGATAATCGTCAAACCAATAATTAGGGTTTTTATCTGGGGTTTTTTCCATAACCAATCCACCTGGTCCATCTTTTTTGCATCCATCAACAAATTCCACATAATTGCAATCAACACCAAGAAGAATTATTTTTTTATATCCCAAACAAACTGCTACAGAACATGCATTAGCACCTGAATTTCCATTATCACTAAAAGAAGAAAAGTCTTCTTTTTTAGAGTTCCAACGGCTTATTTTACCAAATGGTTGCAAATTAACATGTTGCATGTTAGGGGAATCAGTTATAGGGGAGATATAAAATCCTTTTTTGATTTTTCCGCTTTCTACAAGCTTAATAAAATTAGACTTATGACTTTCAGTTACTCGATAATCGAAACATCCATGATATGTTGGATACCAATCTAGTCTATCATATGCTCGATAAGCCGAATTTAAGCCAAAAGTATCAAAACCTTTTAAAGTTTTAAAATCAACATCAGCTAATGATGGTCCATTACCCATAACAATTATAGTCTCTTTATTATTCATAATAACTCCAGAAATTAGAAGCTCTGTTGTTCATATATTCCAAACAGGCTTGATTATCTGAAAACCAATCCTCATTTTTATGTTGAACCAGGTCATTTAAAATTAACTCACAGCCCAACAACTTTGCTTCAATAACAAGGCGCGGGCACGTATCAGCACCATCTGGCAAAAATATAAGTCCTTTTGAAGTTGAAAGTTTTATCAAAAGCTCGTGATATGGTAATTTTTGAACTACTTCATATTTTAAATTATTTTCTTTTGCATAATTCAAACAAGAATCAAATCCTTTGACCCAAGAGTTTGACTTAACTATCAAGTATTTATCGTCTTTCTCGTTGTCTTTAATAGAGTTAATAAATCTTAAATCTCCATCTGAAAAAACTGAACTTAAGACTTCTGTCTTCTCCTGTTTTATAGTTTTTACATTTTTGAAAAATATCTCTCTTTGAGTATTACTCATAAACCAAATTTTTTTTGCAAGACCATAAAAAGCTAAATTTATTTTGTTAGAAGGTAAATCCTTGCAATTGCACTCTATACCTTCTTTAATTTTGTGAAGTTCAATAGAGCGATACTTACAAAATTTATAATCATATTCGATAATAGAATATTGAATATTTTTACAAATGTTTAGCTTATTACTTTCACTTAAATTACTAAAATTACAAATAATCCAATGATGATCTTTAAGTTCATCAATTTTATTTAATGTAACCTCATGTGATTTAATTTTGATAATGTCGCTTTGATTTGAAAATTTTTTTATTATTGCATCTGTTGTAAGTTCTGCTCCACCGACATAATCTTCAGAAAATAGGTCAGAAACAAAAACATAGGAACTCATAGCAAGCCTTCAAGAAGCTCATCAACATCAGATTCAAATTGCTCTATATCGTGACCAGCAATAACTTTTACAAACTTCTTCATTTGATTTTCTTCAGAAAATACTTCGTTAACATATTTCTTTAATTTAGTAGAGCGAGCTTTTACTGTCTTATAATTGTTTACAACTGACTTTAATGATTTTTTGTAATCCCACTCTCTTGCAAATGCCCAATGGCTATCTGGCTGAATTACAGTATCCCATACGGCTTCTTTTTGAACTTGTCTTATATCAAAAGAAACAGTTTCAAACATGGCTTTTAACTTTGGCTTACCATTCTTTTGTTTAACGGGCATATATAAAAAGTCAAGCTGTCCACCCCAGTTTGTAGACAAAACAGGCAAACCATTATAAGCAGCCTCAAACATAGGTAAACCAAAGCCTTCTCCATGAGCAATGTTAACCAGGCACTTAATCTTTGAATGGTTATATAATCCAGACATTTCTTCTTCTGACATATCTCCATGCAATAAATGGACGCTGCATTTTCTATCCTCATATGGAGAAAGCAATTGTTTCAATCTATTTTTTGCAGCCTCTCTATCTCTTATTGAGTTTTTTGCCAATGATGTCTTAACAACTAAACCAACTTCTTCATCCTTAAATTGCTCTACAAACCATTTAATTGTATTTTCTAGATTTTTACGTGGAATCCAAGTTGCAACTGTAAGAAAATTAAAATCATGCTTCAAGTCTAGTTTTAATTTTTTAGGTTTAATATTTTTTACAGGAAAATTTACAACTTCAACCGGACATGTTGTTCTAGCCATAAATTTTTGACCAGTGTTATTTACAACTGCTTCATATTCAGTATTGTCAAAACCGTATTTAGAATGCTCTGAAACAACTACAATCTTATCCATGAGTAGAGATTTTTCAACCCATTGTGGTGAGATTTTTGTTGTTTCAATTCCGGCAGTTACACCGATATTAACTGGAGCTAATTTTTCCCATTCGCCAGGAATTGTGACTTGGGCAGAAATATCAAATTGACCTCCTGATTGTGCGTAGGGGATTGTTTTCGCTAACAAAGAATCAATCCAAGCTCTTTCTTCATCATCTTTCCAGATCCAAGAAGTGCTTCCCCAATTAATATTGATAAGATATATATCAAAATATGATTCTTGGCTTCTTAAAGACCTTAAAAGAAACCTCGTGTGTTCTCCGTATCCGCTTTGTGAAAGAGCTGGTCCTCTTACTAAAATCTTTTTCATACTTCTGTCATCTCCCAAGAATTGTATCCTTTTCTAGTGTCCCATGAACCAAACTTTTCATGGACTTCAGTCATAATCTCTTCCCATCTTTTAATGTAAAGGTCAAAAGAATAATTTTCTAAAACATATTCCCTACCATTCGCTCCAAGCTCTTCTCTCTTTTCTTTTCCATACTCATACATTTTCATCAATGAGTTTACTACCTGTTCATCAGAAACCCTATCTTCATAGATATATGGAACTTGTTGAGAACCAATAATCGCTTTTGAGGCAGGTTCTAGTCCAATTCCTCTTTCAGTTTCTATGATTTTTCCTTTAAACTCATCATTTCTCTTCACAATAGCTTCATGAGAAACCTCATCAATATTAGATACTTGCTCTTGAAGACCCCCGGTCATTGTTGTAATAATTGGGGTTCCGCAAGCCATAGATTCAAATGTATAAAGACCAAAACCCTCTGCATCAGAAACTGTAATACAGGTGTCAGCTGCGTTATAGAGCATTGCTAAATCTTGTGGGCTAATCTTATCTTTTGAAAAAAGTATATTTTTATTAGGAGCCAAATTTAATTTGTTGGCAATAGCATATAAATCTTGACCATTTGGATCATTTGGCTCGGTGTGCATTAATAAAGTGGAGTTTCTGTGTCCATATTTTTCCTCAAGCTTATCAAGAAATTGCTTAAACCAAAACATTAAAGAACCACTTTGTTTTCTTCTTGCGTTTCTGTTTGTCCAAAAAATAAAAAAGTTATCATCATCAATTTTCAGTTGTTGTTTTCTAAAATTGTTTACTGTACTTTTATCTATAGTGTTAAAGATATCTGTTGGCACTGCATGAGGAACATAAGCCTCATTAACTGTTGGAGATACGGTTCTAACAATATTAGAGGTCAGTTTTGAAATAGATGCAATATAATCATTAGAATCATACCAGACTTTATTAAAATCAGGATACGGAAAATTATCCCAAACATGATAATAAACCATTGGAACAAGTGAACGAATTTCGTTTTCAATTTCCCACAGCCAGCCATAAAATCTTGGGTCGGTCATAAACCATAAGACATCTGGTTTCCAATTTCTCAAAATAGAGCGAACCATATCTTGATTTCCATATCCATCTACTGGTTGTATAATCCAATCGTCTTTAAATTCTTCTGTTTTGATTATATTATAGTCTGCGTGTTTAATTGCTCCGCCCAAGCTATAAACCTGAAACTTTCCTGTGTTGAGCAGACCAGTAATAAAATATTTTGTTTGTGTTCCTACACCGGATGGTGATAGCGGGTGATCTGATAATGTAAGAATCTTAATCTTTTTATCCATTTATTCCTCATGGGCAATGTTCCGTTCCACGAAATTCACATTTGCCACAATTTAACTTATTTTTAGGATGATTTCCTTTATGGATATTATATACCGCTTTGTTTAAAATATTTAAGGCATTTTTTATTTTTTTCTCACCTGAAGAAACTCTAAAGATTTCAACGTGATTCTTTTTAGCAGTACGCTTAAGGAGACCAAAATAAGTTTCTATCTTTTTTGGATCAATGTTGTGTTTTTTAGAAAAAAAGTTTTTGTAGTAAGTTAGCTGATAAGTAATAATCTTGTCAGTTTTCTTTTTGATATCCCAACCCCAAGAGCACGACTTCCAATCGATGATATGATATTTGTCGTCTGGAGTTTTTACGACAAGATCAACATATCCTTTAAAGTTGCAGTCAATTTCATCTTCTATTTTTTCATATAGCTGTTCTTCGCAAGAAACAAGAGACCAACCAGGAAATGTAGCATCCAAAGATTCAATGACCATAGAAGCAAGATTTACTCCCTGCTCCTTCATTTCTTCAACCATCTTTTGTCTGCTATCTTGGACTTGGATCTTATTAATCTCTTCTGAAAAAGATTCTAAAAAAATTTTTTTATAGTCAACTGTTTTATCTTTAGTTAACTCTTCACAGACCAAATGTAAAGAAGTCCCAAAGGCAGTATATTCATTGCCTTCAAAGATCTTTATTTTGTCTATGTAAGTTAGTTTGTGATAAAAAGGGCAGAAATCCCAGTTTTTGAATTCGCTATATGATATATGAGTCATTTTTCAACCGTATTTTCGGTTGATTCTATCACATCTTTTTCTTGCTTGTCAAGGTTATAGTTATTTATTTTTTTTGATTGTTTCTTTTTGATAATTTGCTTTTTTTCTTTAGTAAAAACAAATATTCCAGATGTAGAAGTGAATTTATTATCTAGTCTCTGAACTGATGTTTCTTTATGAAGGGTATATCCTGTATATCCTTTTTCTTTTAAAACTTTATATGCGGCACTACAATCAAATACTTCTCTTAAAATTGTTGGTTCCCTTCTTTTGTTTCTATAAGGAGATAAAGTAACTTTTACAATTATTTTGTCTCCGTCATTTTCAAGATTAATATTCATTACTTAATTTCTCCTCAATCTGTTTAATTTTAGAATATAAAACTGGCGATATTTCATCTATATAACTATTATCATTAGTTAAATAATCCAACATGCCAGATGCAAAATATTCTCTTATTGTTGTTATCGAATAAGGAGAAAGAAACAATCCAGCAGTCAATAAAGATATTTTATCATATCCAACAACTTTATATAAAAAATTATCAAACTCTTTTAACATATCATCAGAGAAAAATAATTCTAAATCAATATCATATCCTTCATTTTTTAAAAGGTGAAATAACCTATTTTTTTTAGAATTATATTCTCTTTCTAATTTTCCATCACCATAAATTTGTGATTGATATTTTTCTTCTAAAAGATGAGCTATCTCATGAATAATGTTTTCAACTACAAGAGGTTCAGTAATTACATTTTTTACATTATTAGAAGAGATCCATATAGCATCATCTTTTAACATTGATTGAATATCTCTTCTATTTAGATCTTTAAAATCACCAATATATATTGTTTCTAATCCATCTAAATATTTTTTATTTATAATATCTTTAACAGAATCTAATATGTTATTAATCTTTATATTAGAAGGAAATTTATTTATAACATATACAGGCACATTGAATAACATATATTCATTTCTGTCTTGTGCTTTTTTGTTAGATTCTTTAATATAATCTATCATATCAATAATATAATAATATTAATATCACATTTTTGCGATCAAATCAAGGAAAAAATTTGATCATAAAACTTTTGCTGATATCGTTGCGACTTTGGATCTTTCTCCCTTAAGGAAAGTTATGTGACCTGAAATGTCAAACTCTTTAAGTTTTTCAATAACATAAGCCAAGCCGTTAGAGTTCTCGTTCAGGTTAACATTGTCGATTTGTTCTACATCACCTGTTAAAATTATTTTACTTCCTTCTCCAACGCGAGTCAAGATTGTTTTGACTTCATGACGTGTTAAATTTTGACATTCATCAATTATTATGAAAGCATTTTGAATACTACGACCACGAATATATGTGAGAGCTTCTACTTCGATGATCCTTTTTTCCATATAAGATTCCAGCATAAGATCATCATTTCCAAATAAAAACCTTAAGTTATCTTGCACAGGAGCTAACCAGACAGCCATTTTCTCTTCCATTGTTCCAGGAAGATATCCAATGTCTTTACCCATGGGCATAACAGGTCTTGAAACAATCAATCTATTATATTTTGGATCTTGTCCAATAACCTGCTCTAATCCAGAAGCAATAGCGCATAATGTTTTACCAGAGCCAGCTTTACCAATTAAAGATACAACAGGAATATCATTATCATAAAGAAGATCCATTGCAAAGTTTTGTTCTTTATTTTTTGGACCAATTCCCCATGATTCCCCAGCTTTATGATCTCTCACTTTTTTAAATGGCTCATGTTCATTAATAAATCTTGTGAGTGCGGTTTTCTTTTCATTTGCCGAAGAAACCATCATAACAAATTGATTTGAATATAATTCTTTATTCTCGGTTAAGTCGTCTAAATATATCTCTTCTCCTTCATATATTCTATCAATTATTTGATCATCTACAAGCATATCAGAAAAGCCAGAATACAATTCGTTTCCATTTTCAATGACATTTTCAGGTAAATAATCTTCAGCAGCAACACCAATTGCATCACATTTTATTCTTAAGTTGATGTCATTACTTACTAAAACAACCTTTCTATTTGGGTTTTCGTTTTTTAAGGTTAATGCAGAAGCAATAATTTGATGGTCGGGTATTGATGGATCATACCCTATTGGCAACTCATCTAAATTTGGAGAAACTGAAAAAGCAATACCTTTTCCTTTTTCTATTCTAACACCTTTATGAAGTAATCCTTTTTCACGAAGACCATCTAAAATTCTAATAGTCTGCCTTGCATTAATCCCAACTCCATTGGGTCGTTTTTTGTGTCTGTCAATCTCTTCTAATACGATTAAAGGGATTGCGATGTCATTATTTCCATAAGAATAGAAGACTCTAAAGTCTGTTAAATACACGCTGGTATCAAGTACATATATTTTTTTTGCCATAAACCACCTATGTTATGATTTGATTCATTAGTAAATAGATTGGACTTTTAATATTTCACCCCGTAGTTAGATATAGAGGGCGAACCTATGATTAAAGATGCGGTAGCAAGATTTTCAGTGATTTTAACCATGCTGTTTGTATTCACAGCTTGTTCGTCCTGTGTTACCGTTTCGCATTTTTTTGGAGAGGGAAATCTCTTTAGAAATAAAAGAAGATCTTTTGTAAAAATAAACACACTTACCAAAATTGCAGTCATTAGAACTTCTTCTACGTCACCACAAAAAGTTATTGAAGACTATAGATTAGAGATGTCTTCAACTGCATCAGGTGTTATTGTGGGTCATTACAATGATATATCACTTGTCGCTACAAGTGCTCACGTTTGTTCCATGAGGTTTGGAAAACAGATAAACTATTTTGTTCCAGGGTTTAATGAAAAAGATCCAAACTGGCATTTCATGGAGCGTCCATTTTTTGTCTTAAAAGATTTAAACGGTAAATCATTTACAGGCGTGATTTTAAAGTTAGATTACGGATCAGATCTTTGTATGATGGTAACTCGAAAGATATCAATGCCTGCGATACAAGTTTCAAAACATGAGCCAATGATCGGTGAAAAATATTACAATATTGCTGCTCCAAAAGGAATATGGGGTCCAAAAGTTGTGCCACTTCTTGAGGGAAGATTCTTGGGTCATGTAAAATCTCCATTTACTGGAGAACACTCATATATGTTTAGCATTCCTGCATCAGGTGGATCATCAGGGAGTCCGATTATTAATGCATATGGTCAGATGGTAGGGCTATTGCACTCCGCATATGGTAGCTTTGAGCACATAAGCATGTCAGCAACAAACAAACAACTTGAAAAACTTTTATCCAGCTCTTATATGAAACTAAAAAAACAATATAAGAACTATAAAGTTATACTCTCGCTCTATATTTAATGGTAGATGAGCCAAAAACTTCTTTTCAAATTCAAGTATCTAAAATTAGAATTAGAAGAAACATCAGACTTGAGTGATAAATATAATTCTCAATTCAATGAAGACTTCCGCGAAGAGATAGAGTATCTAAATGAAATTAATTCCAAAAATAGCGAAAAAAAAGAAACTAATGATCAAAAGGCGACTGTTGATACGAACAAAAAAGATGATTCAAATATTCCACAAGATTTTAAAGAAATATACAAGATAATGGTGAGGTCGCTTCACCCCGACTTGAAGCCGGATAATCTAAAAGAAAAATATGAAGATTTGCTAAAGAGAGTGACAAACGCTTATGAAAACAAAGAGTGGCTTGAAATATTATCGATAGCAGATCAAGAGAACATTAATTTACCAGGAAATTTAGAAAACTACAATAAAGAACTTGAAGATGACCTTGGAAAAATCGAAGAAGAAATTTCACACATTAAAAATAAACTGTCTTGGATTTGGGCTTCTAATCTTAAGCCAAATAATAAAAATAAAAAAGAAGTGTATTCTCTTTTAAGAATTGACACTAAAAAATTTGAAGAATGGAAGAAAAATAAAAGTTAATAAACCACGTGAACATCAACTTCATGACTTGAAGTACCTTCAAGATTTACAGGTGAAGTTTTTCCGTCTAATTTTTTAACTAATATAACGCCTTCATCATTTAAAGGCTCATTGATAAAATCAATAATTGTAGCAGGACCATCACAAGAAGTTTCTTTAGTCTTGCGATTAGTATAGAGTAAGAAAATTTTATCTCCAATATTCATAATAACACCCTATCATAAGTAGCAACAAAAATCAAGTAGGTAATAAAAAAAATGGAGGTGGTGGGAATCGAACCCACGTCCTAAATGCTTTAATAGTTTGCGATACACAAGGTTAGAGTGAGAATGGTACGGTTTTGGATAGCAAGGATAACCGTAAACCCCGCTTTAACTAAGCTGCTAAAGATATTGCAACATTATCGTTTGCATTTATTATTTTAAGCCTTTTAGTGTCTGCTCATACACCCTTGCACAAATCTATCTCGACACCCAGTCGAATCCAGTTCACCCCCAAACATTATTTATTGTTTTTTTCTTCCCAATCTTTTATAGCGGACTTAATAGCATCTTCAGCTAACACTGAACAATGAACCTTTACGGGTGGAAGTGATAATTCCTCTACGATTTCTTTATTAGTAATTTTTTTTGCGTCTTCTACGCTTTTCATCTTGACCCATTCCGTGACCAAAGAGGAAGCTGCAATCGCAGAGCCGCAACCGAAAGTCTTGAACTTTACATCTTCAATCACTCCATCGTCATTTACTTTGATTTGCAAACGCATCACGTCGCCGCAAGCAGGAGCACCAACCAGTCCAGTGCCTACGCTTTGATCATCCTTGTCGAGTGTTCCTACGTTTCTTGGGTTTTCGTAGTGATCAATTAATTTCTCATCGTATGCCATGTTTTTTCCTAGGTAAATAGGGTCTTATATAGTAAGCGAAAATATGATAACCCAAATCAACAATCTGTTTAACAACTGGTAATCTTGTGAACCACACAACTCTCTTAAAGCCTATTGTTTCGTACATTTTTCTAAATGTTTCTGCTCCAATAGTTTCTTTGCCGTCAAACTCGCCAATCATTTCTACCATATAAGGATCAGGATTGTCAAAGTCTTTATCAGCAATATCGACAAATTCTATGCCGCATTTCTCACCTTTTTTTCTTAAGGCATTAATCTCTATGGAGCATACATAACAATCGCCATCATAATAAACTTTATCTTTTTTCATAGTAAATCCTCTAATGCTTTATTTAACTTACTAAACTTCCACACAAAGTCAGCTTTATATAGAAGCTTTGGCTCTACTCTCTGACTATCAAGAAGAACACAAGCGGCTTCTCCAAAAATAATCTTTAAAACAAACCCAGGAACTGGAAACATTGTTGGTCTTTTTAGTACTTCTCCTAATTGCTTTGTGAAATCTTTATTTGTCACTGGATTTGGAGCAACACAATTAACTGGACCATAAATATTATTATTAAACATTGCCGAAATAATAATTTCTACCATATCATCAATATGAATCCAGGGCATCCATTGCCTACCGCTCCCTAAAATACCCCCAACCCCAAGTTTAAATGGGAGGAGCATTTTCTGGAGAGCACCACCATCTCCCAAAACAATACCTGTGCGAAGATTAACAAACCTGGTGTCTACCAATTTTCCTGCATGATTTGGATAAGAAAACTTTTCCCATTGATTACATAAGTGAGATAGCCATCCTGATGATTTACTTGACTTTTCTGTTAAAATTTCATTTCCACGATTACCATAATAACCAACAGCGGAAGCAGAAATAAAAACTTTTGGTCGCGTCTTGCATCCGTCCATCAACTTAACAAGTTTTCTGGTCAGGTCAATCCTGCTATTATAAATTTTCTTCTTATTCTTCCTTGTCCATCTTTTGATAATAGGTTCACCAGCAAGATTGATAACCGCATCACATCTTTCTAATGTAGCGATAAGATGATTATCAAATGCTGTTGTTTGTAATAGTTGTGGCTTGGGACCTAAAGCTTTTCTTGCTTTTTCTATATTGCGAACATAGCAAACGACTTCATGTTCATCCGACAAGAGTCTTTTTACTAAATTGCTCCCTATAAACCCTGTTGCCCCTGTTAAAAATACTTTCATTTTATCCTCGTTTTTAATAGCGAGATTGTTGTTTCTTCGCAACAACAACGCTAGGCTTTCATAAAAAAGGCACTCACTTTAAAGCCATTGGTGAGCTTCGATTAACAAAGTGTATCTCGCTATGGATATTATAGATGATATTTTTAGGAATTGTCAATATTATTTTCGTAATATTGCTCTGTCTGATATTTCTTAACCAATTCTATTAGTGTCTTTTCTTGAATTCCCAAAAACCTCGCAGCCTCTCGTTTTGAGCTTGTTGCAGAAAGAGCATATTTTAGAACAGCATCAGAAATAATATATTTAAGAGATTGCCAAACAGGGAAGCCATAGAACTTTCCCTTCATCAAGTCTCTTGTTGCGACCTCTAATTTTAGCCCAACAACCTCTTCCAGTGAAAGATTAGAAAGGTACACTTCCAACTCTTCGTTTGATTTGCCTTCTTCTCTTAATTTTTTTGATAATGAATAACTTTTATTTTTACCGCTATTCTTTCTCTTCGTCATTTGCTAATCCAAGAATACCATATCCGGCAATATCCTTAAACGGAGATTCACCAAAAGCATCTTTTTCATTAGCAATTCTAAAAAGCTTATCCACAATTCTTGTGATTGCTAACATGTTTTTATATTGGTGTGGTTCTATGCCGTTTGGATATAATACTTTTAGTATTTCTTCTGATTTTTTAAAAGAGCTGCCGTATGCTTTATTTTTTAAATCGACCAGTTTACCGATTTCTGTTCCAATTTTTTCAAAACTCATCAAAACCTCTTTAGGGTTAAGTGTCAAAGTCGATGGTGCCTTCTCCTGAATCAAAAACTTCATCGCTAGCTGCTTCAGCATCTGCTTCATCTTTTTCTTTTTCGTACTCATCAGTTGTTGGCTCTACGACTTCAGTGCTTAACTCTGCTTCATATTTATCAAAATACATTTTAAGATTTGTGATTAAATAATCACGAAATGTTTTTCGATCTTTATCATCGCTTAATATAGCATAAGAGTCAACAATATTTTTCTCTATTTTGTCGTAGGTTTTAGCAGCCATATTTCTGCCAGTCTCTTCTTGACCTTCAAGACCAAATGCCTCTTCTTCATCTTCAGGAATTTTATCATCAGCATCAATATCAATAAACATATCTTCTGGAGAGGATTCTTCCTCGTCATCATCAATTTTAATATCGATTTCCTCAAGAGGCACTTCCATTTCTATTTCAGACCCAGCTTCATCATTAACATCTTCTGCTGCAAGAAGTTTAGAAACGGCATCTAATAGATTAGCTCTAAAAGATTCTCTTTGTTCTGTTGACGTAGTGAGGGTTTTATAATCAGTTTCAATCCCTGGTAGGATTTGCTTAAGTAATTCTTCCAAAAGATTAATAGCGGTGGAGGAGTGTGGTGCGTTCTCCACCTCTTTTTTTGCTTCCACTATTAAATGTCTAATCAGTTTTCGTAATTCTAAATTTTCATCAACACGACTCGTTTTTTTAATTGCTCTACGACAGATTTCTCTGACGATTGAACGAAGCTTTGCTTCATTTTTATCATCATCCTTTTCTCCAGTTACAACAACAGCACTACTTGCCATAGAAGAGATTTCATTTTGAATCATGTCCATTAAAAAATTTTTAGAATCACTCATTTTTATTTTCCTGCAAGAAATTTACTTCTTCTTCTAGTTTTTTTATTTGTTCATCCATGCGCCTTGTTATTCTGCGAAGTTCAGTTAACTGATGTTTCATTAAATCAATTCTTCTTCTATCTGCGACAGTTTTTGGACGCAATGAATTTAAATTATCTTGAAGAGATTGAATCCACACTTGAAATGGTGGAGCTTTCCCTTCATTAATGAGAAAGTTTTTTGTTATTTTATTTAACAAATCTTTCATAATTTATTCTTCTGTTGTTGTTTTTCTCGCCCAGCTTCTTCTGGTTCTTTTAGGTTTTTCTTCAACCTCTGACTCTTCAGCTGCTACAGCAACAGGTGCAGGAGCAGGTTCTGGTGTCGCTTCGACAACTGGTTTTGCTTCTACTTTTGGAGCCTCTTCTTTTTTCGCTGCTTCCATAGCAGCCAATTTCCTCATTCTTCTTTTCCGTGCCATTGTATTATACCTCTATTTGCACCATTTTTCAACAAGTTTAGCGTATGTTTGTTGTCTTGCATTTTCACGAATATCGCGACCTTTTGGAAGGAAAGACTCATTAAGATTTTCTTCGGAAACCTCTTCTTGGATCTCTTCAGATTCTTCAAGCTCTTCTGCTTTTTGTTCTTCGATGTTTTCTTCGACTTCTTCTTCAAGTGAAACTGCAACCCCATCTCCTGCTTCAGCACCAACAGATTCTGCGGCATTATCAGACATCATTTTATCTGTTGTAGTTTCTTCGTTGATGTCCTCATCGAACATTTCTTGGATCACCCCACGAATAATATCGCGCAATTGTGACTCGTTTAATTTTTTAGACATTTTATTATCTCCTAGATTTTCATTATAACCCATTTGTATTGTAGCAAATGGAGCACCACTAAATAAAGGCACAATACCCTTACTTTTCATTTCATCTTCCCAGTCACGAAAAATCATATTTCCACATTCATATGCTTCACGTTCCATTTCACGAAGGTGAGCATCTGCTTGAGCATATCCCTCATTTGTGTTTGAAATATTATTAAATTCACCCCGACAGTTTTGGGCATGATGAACCAACTCGTGAGAAAAAGATCTCATCAAGTCTTTTGGATGGCGACCAACAAAATAAAGATTAACTTCCCTTGTTTCAGGGTTGTATGAGGCAGTTTTTCCTAAAGCATTTAAAGAATTTTGATCACTCTTCACAAAGTTGACCTTCACATCTTCATTGAACTTAAGTTGTTTTTTTGAAGTATTATAAAGGTTTTCCAACAACTCAAGGAATAAACTAAAATCTTTATTATTTGATTTTGGACCATTCATTAACAATAAATAGTCTCCTGGGACATTAAATGATTATAACTTAATGATTATCATATGTTCCTCTTCCGTTTCTTGGGATTGCGGTTCTCCATATGATGAACTTTGGGATGGATAGTATAAGGGCAATTCTAAACGAGGTCTTTTTCTTTCTTCTTCTTCACGTTGACGTTTTTCTTCCTCAATGATTATTTCAATCGGAATATTTTCCCAAGGTTTTTTTTCATCGCCCATAATGTAACTACTATTTCCTATTTCCTTTCGACTCAAGTTTTAACAAACCTAAATTTATTTCTTTTATTTCGCCATACGATGTTATAACTCTGGCTGTGTAAAAAACCCTATCATTAAAAAAAGTGCGGAGACTTACTTTTTCTATAATGGCGTATGTCTTCTCGCCAGTACCTAATTTTGTCCAGGATACAAGATCTCCCTCTTTAAATCTTTTTTTTAATGAATATCCAATACCTTCATTATGGTTTTGCTGCCCACTCAATGTATGAGTAAATACACTCATTGGTTAACTTACGAAAGTTTTTATCGTCAATATATAAATTTAATCTTTCGGCAAGTTTTCTACCACGCGCCCAAGCTTCTATTTCTTCAGTTAAAGTTTCAACACGATAATCTTTTGATTTTTCAATTCTTTTATTAGATGCAAATTCATTCATCTTTGATTGGGCAGGAAACTTTTCTTCATATTTAGAGCTGTTTTGATGGATTAAGAGATGACCGCATTCGTGGAGAAGAGAATATAATCTTTTTTCTATACTTTGCCTTTTAGAAATTGTGATATATTTTCCATGGAAAAAAATCTCATCGCGCACACAATAATCTTCATCAACAGACCACCCTTTATTATCTAACCATACGCACAACAGTGCGAAACCATCAGTGAACATTTTTTGTTTAATTTTTTGCGTTTTTGTAAGTTTTTTTGCCATAGTATACCTCCAACTTGGTAAAGATATTATAGCAAAATCAGGGGGTTATGTCAAGAGGGAAAAAAGTGTAGTTATTTTAAGGGGTTATGAACTTTGTGTTAATGCTGTCAATGCGTTAGCACCATTTCCGCTATTGTAAAGTGCATTAACTTGTCCTGTTGATAGAGCGGTACTCCAAATTGATATTTCGTCGAAATTCATCGTTGCTTGTTTGGTTCCATTAAAGTTATTACCAAAATAAACATTTTCATCATCTAAAAATTGTTTTTGGAAATATCTGCCAGGTTGAGAATCGTCTGCATAGCCAAAATCAGTGTTATTTATAAACATTTTGAATCTTCTGTTTGTCGCATCCGTGTCTCCATCCACAACAAATACAAAATGATTCCACCCCTCATAATTTGACGAATCGTCATTTCCCCAAAATGTAAGTCCTGCGTGTGGGGTTGATGGGTCACGAGAATATACCAGCGGTTGACCTCGGTAAGTACCAAAATAAAATCCGTAAGTAGCTCCACTGTCTAAATTTCCAAAAATTCTATAATTATTTAACTTATAAGATTCTCCTTCTACCATCGAAAAATACATCCACGCTGATACAGAAAAAGAACCAGAAAACAAAGTTCCCCAATTCGCCCTTTCCTGTATTGTCCCAAGATTGACACTTCTTGCACTACCT